AATTACTTTCTTTATTTCGTATTACTTACCTCATTCATGGCCCGCCGATGAGCTACTATTAATTTAACGTGATATTGAAATGCTAACAGGGCATGGTAGAGCGCAGTCCAGTCTTCCTTTGTAAGTTCATTATTGAAGCTACGATGCCCTATGGATAGGTTACCTATCCCCAGTTTGCGACATTCTTTTATCCATGCGGATTTATAATCTTGCTCACTCATAAATCCAAACCTCCTTCGCTATCATCCATGCCATACGCGGCGAGATCCGGTACTTGATTCTGTACTGGTCCGGAATTCCGATACTCTTTGGTTCCCACTCACGCCATACAATACTGAGAAATAAATAGATCGCGTGCAGAAATTTCATAATCAACCCCCGAAAGACCTATGCCTTGCCATTTCCAATAACCGAGCAATAGCAGTAATAGAACAACATGCATTTTCTTGACAATACCAAGCGCATTGATATTGATCACACTCATAATGTTCAGGCCTCGTTACCTCACCAGCAGAAACAGGCTCAAGCTTTTTTAACGGACAAATCATATTGTAGCCTCACTTAAATCTAATACTTCTTGGCTTAGTCTATTGGCTGCAGCTTCGCAAAATTTTTCCTCTATCTCAATCCCTATAGCCTGCCGATTTAATTGCTTGGCAGCAAGCATTGTGGTGCCACTGCCCATGAAAGGATCGACTACCTGGGTATCACTGAATTGTGCAACCAGCCACCTGACATGCTGCAGGCGGCGTGGTGTGGGATGAATCAAACCATCTTCGGGTGAATGATTCATAGTACGACGCCGGTGCTTTCCTGAATGCCTCTGATTCTGCCGGTCCGATACCGAACTCTGGCAGCCACCTGTCATTAACTGACGGCCCGGGATATACAACGGCGGCCGGCCGAAGACATATGCTATATCAGCGTCATATAACACCCTGCCCTTATAGTGCGGGATGGTATACTTCAACTGGCATAGGCGCAGGAAAGGCCAGCTCGAGGGAACTGCACTGAGGAATCGCGGGTCACTGTCACAGCCAAGATGAATGACCAGGCGCTGAACTCCTGCAGGCAAAGCCTTGCACATTTCAGATAGCAGTTCATACGGCCTTTCCTTCCCAACCAGATCTACGGCCGTGTTAGGCCACACTGGATCAGTAATCAAAGCATCTTCCAGATCGAGACCCGGCAAGATCTGCCGGCAATCAGCATTAAAAATACTGACCCACTTATCCTTGTAATAGGGCTTCATTATTTCTCCAGACTATTATTCGTTTCACGTAAAATAACCTCCGTATATTCTCGTTGCTTCTGTCGCCAATCATCAGCGCGGCGCCATGGCCAGGGACAGGATGCGGCAAAGAAGCATGTCTTGCACTCGCAGCTAAAGAATTCCTCCGGTCTGTACTTGCAGGTACCGCAGTCACACTCGGGCAAACCCTGCAGTTCACACTGCCGTTTCCTGGGTGCCTGTTTCTTCCTGGCTTGTTTCAGCGGAGGCAGATCTCCAAACCTTAACTCGCATTGCTGAGGCATTAAACAATCCTTCCTTGCTTCAGCTTCGACAGGATCTTTGCTATGGTCCCGGGAAACCTGCGCTCGTAATCCTTGATGCATACCTTGTGATAGGTACAAGGTCGATTGGCAGCAGGAAAACTGAAACTAATAGTATGATCAAAGGTATCAAGTTTGCACTCGTGACACTCATCTTTCGGTACCTTGTGTGCTTCCCGTACTCCCTCGGGGAACACAGCAAACTCAAACCTGGGTTGAAATGGTTCATCTTTCATATCAGATACCAAATGCTAACTGTCGTGGCTTGATGCACTCTGTGGCTATTGGCATATCGGAAGACACGTAACTAATGTTCTTATCCTGTTCTTCTTCCTCGCGCTTTGCGCGTTCAAGCTGACGATAGTCAGCCAACTGCTCGGTAGCAGATTGGACATACGGGTTGTTGACAACAAGCTCGAACCATGACACGCAGGGCGGGCCCATGACCAATGTATTCGATGCATCAGGCTTCGGATACTTCTTGCCATCGTGCCCCTGTTCTGCCAACTCATACCAGGAAGCAAGCGAATGAGCTATGCTACGCAATACGACATACCAATCAGAATACATGCCGCCGGAACTGCTATGTGAATATTTATGCAGGCTGCATTCAAGATGGTAAGGATCGAAGTTATAGTTTAATTCCTGGTGGTCATGGTTAAGAATGATGCTATAGAGATACTTCTTCTTAGCTTTATGCTCAGCATCCCACCGCTGATTCCAGACTTCACCATCGTCAAAGTTCTGAATGAACTGCTGGTTAGTTTTCCGCCGCATTCGCGTTGCTCCTGACATACTGACGGATCTCTTCTCTGGCATTAACCAGCTCTGGTACACGTGCGCCCTTCTCCCATACCACTACGTACAAGGTGACTGATTTCGGATATGGCCAGCGCTGAAATTCCCTGACATGAGCAGATACATTCTTCTTCCCGAGCACAGAATTCCAGAACACAATGGAATCAGGCTTGATGGACAGCCCATCGGCGCCGAAGGTATCACGCCGGACCGGAATCTTGTGAGCAGGCCCGACCCAGGCAACCCTTTCGACATACTCGGTAACATATCCCTGGGCGTTGAACCAGTCCTTTGTTTTTTTCTTATAACGATCACCTGGATTCGGCATCAGCGTGGTACCCCGTGCTCGATTGAATCAGTATTCGTTAAGCTGTTCTTAATAATCTCTATGAAGCTACAAACATCAGTTATAGGAATGCCGCAAAGCGATTCATAGATCGAATTACGTATGAAATCTTCTGCCGCAATTAATACGGCATCCATCATCTGTGCATCCGAACAATTCTCAAGGATAATTTTGATAGGCTGGAATGCTGCTGTCTTAACTATCTTCATAGCTTCACCTTAAATCCTTTCAGTAATTTGTCCAGGGTAACATTCGTTCGCTCGGCTTTCTTTCCCATAGCAAAGCCGAGGACAAAAGCAATAACCATCCGGGTACGCCTGAACGACAGGGTTTTCTGTGGAATCGTTAGATCCTTACCATAGTTACTGTCAAGGAACCAGGCACTTAGCCTGTCAGCCAATGTCTCAATTGACATAGCCTGATCGTCGATAAAATCCACAGCCACATCCATAGCCTTGATCATATCTTCGGCAGAAAAAACCTCGGGCTCTATGCCAGTAGCGTCCAATAGTATCTGGTGATTATGCATATCATCATGCGGATCCACTCTTTACCTCCTGGTTATATTTTTGAATATCCTGCTTGGTCGATATAGTACTGATACCAAACTGTTCACGACTAATCTCAACCAACTGCGAACCATCATTGATGATCTTATAAAATATCTTGAGGCCGCTTGGATTCGGATTAACCTTTGCATTCTTCACCATCTGCACAAAACATGTCCGGGGATTCCCCATGGTCAGGTTGCATACCAGCCTGGCTTTCTCCGCGGAGAACTCCTTACCTCTGCCAAATTCTGCGCCTTTGGCTTTCTGTATAAAGATGATAGCCAGGCCTCGACCGATGGCTTCGTATATCTTGCGTATCTGATCAGCTACCTTATAGAACTCGCCATCCTTAACCTCAAGGTAATCGACAATATTGATATGATCCTTGAGTATCTTATCGTCATAGTGATCGATGTTGCATTTAACAACCTCGTCCTTCCAATCCTCTACATTAAGATCCGGATGAGCAAGGCGCCGGGCCTTTATCTCTTCCTCAGCTGCCTCAGAATTCAACAAGCGGATTTTATACTTATCCATATTGCGCCGGATGATTGCATTAGCTATAGCTGTCTTGCCACAATTCTTTTCACCGGCAAACACGATTACATTCTGCGGATAGAAATACGCAAGCTCATGCAATTTGAATGGCAATAAAATATCCCAGGTGTTGCCTACATCGGCTGACTGCCAGTCGATGATATCAACCTCGTGATTTTTCAGCCTGTACTTTCCACGCTTCTCATCCTGTTCAAGCGTGCCATTCTGTGCCAGTCGGAGCAATGCCATCCTCACGGACCCGCGCTCTTCATTGGATATCTTGCACTCATCGTACACATCCCGGAGAGTAAACGGATCGGTTGACATACTGACAAATACATCGACTACCTGAGCTATATTGCGCTTATTATGGCTTACGATATCCTCAAGCATGACCGACAACTCTGCATCGTCAACCTTGGTGCCGCAGGATTTCATATAGTAGAATATCTTTTCCCTCGACAGGCCGGCACGGAAGCAAGCATCGGCCATTTCTCGGATAGACTTCTTGTCCATAGACAACTCCTGAAAGAAATTTGCAGGCGGGCAGCATCAATCTACCACGCCTGCATCAATTGAATAAGGTCTACCCTGCCTGCTCGGTCTTCTCTGTCTTGGGTGCCGGCTTGAGCGCGGCAGCCACGGCGAACATCGTCTTTGCCATGCCGGTGCAGATATCGGTAATTATCTTTTCCCGATACACACCTTTGGCATCGAACATATCCAGCTTGTCATGCACAACCAGATCAACAGTAGCCTTGAAAGCAACCTGCGCGACAATGATCTCATCATTCTTGACAAAGCTACTGCCGCCATTGGCTTTACGGTCCTGCCAGGTCTTCCCGTCAGTTGCTTTCTTAAATCGGAACGAATCCCCGTTTAGTTCAAGATTAGCCGGATCGATATCGTAGCCGACGGCCAGCTTATTGTACGAAATAATCTGCTTATCCAGGCCCTCTGCCGTGATAACAAAGTACTGCCTGCCGGCTTGGCTGGTCTTCTCCAGGACATTAAGAACTTTTCCCATGATCATCCTCCTTTAATTTACTCGTGAATATCTGCGCTGCAGCATACTGCACTTGCTCCGGAGAGATCTGTTTAATGCAGCTATCGCAGAGAAACCGGATATCGACCTTGCTTGTGTCGCTAAAGTCAACGGCACGTATGCCATCCGATTCATCATTCGTACCGCACACATAGCAGTGCGGCTGAATTACATAGAGCTTGTCAGCTTGCGATGGATTCGGCATCTGCGTCAATCCTTATTTGTGCCTGGCCAACGTTGCAAAATTCAGCAACGTCACAGTATTTGCAACGATTACCATTCCAGTTTTCTACGCTGTCACAGCACGCGGTTGTCTTGGTTTCCATTGCCCTTTCAAGTGAAAGCCGCTTGTCCTCAAACCAGGACCATATATTGATATCATCCCATTGTGGTATATCAATCCAATAGTACGGCTCAGTAACGCCACGGCTAAACGCTGTCTGCAGTTCTGCATCCTTGACTATGACAAACAGCTTCATGCTATGCTGAATCAAATCAGGAAATCTCTGATGCAGCAGCATGCGATAGCGATTAAGCTGCAGGGTTTCTTCCTGGATCTCTGGCTCACCACCCGGTACCCACCTGGTGTTGGGACGCTTGGTCACCGGATTTATTACCTTGATAGAGTGTAGGCCAAGGGCTCGCGCCACACGGTATGATCCCCATACCTTGTAGTCAATGAGCACGCCCTCGTCAAACAGATCAAACGTGCCGCTGCACTGATCATCCTCTACCAGCACTTCCGCACAACCGAATGCAGATCCCGTTGTAGAATGAAATGCTTTGCCATAGAATGATTTGATCAATGACTTCGGGCTGACATATAGATCATTGACCATCCGCAGGTAGGATATCCGGGTCGGCGCAATGAGTTGCGTCACGCTGAATTTGCCCTCTACTCTTTCTTTAGGCTCTGCCATATTAACGAGGATAGGCCGGGGCATACAGCGATGTCCCAGGCGGCAAACAGACAAGCATTTGCCAACATCCTCACGCTGTCCATCCGGGCAGATAAAACCCTTAATCATTTACTCACCGCCTTTACTCTTTCGATAAGACGGATAGCTTCTGTTGATTGCAAAGCAATAACCTGGCTACCCTTAAGCGTGATGGAATGAGTACCAGATACAACACAAGCATATTCCAGTACTCCGTTCTCAGCTACAGCTTTAACAACGCATTGATCATCCGGATTACAAGAATTCGGGAAATCAATCCTATCGGTAACACGTTTCTGTACTTCCATATACTCTCCTTAATTATTATTTGGAGCAGGGGATGGGGATCGAACCCACTCTCGCTTCACTCTTGCCATAAAGAAAAACTCTATGGTCAAAAATTATTCGCATCGCCTTGATGCTTCTGCCCTGCATGTACCCACGTCAGTAGCCCACCGTTTTCAGCGTGCACGCCTTGACTGTTACTACTAATAAGCCGCTTGTCCTGTCATTACTTTCAGGATGGCGTGGGTCTGGCTGGATACGCACCACTTAGCCGTATCTGCATTTCGGGGTTCCCTATCGCCCCTCGGCACCAGTTTTGATGGGTTGCCTGCGCTTTGACTTATTCGCGTCAATGTCCCTTAACTCCTCTGGCTGCGAAGCTGCTCATAGGCATACGTCGTCTGGCAATCCCTATGCTGGCTCGACGGATTTGCGCTGAACAATTGCCCCGATAGTTATTACTCAGACACCAGCATTAATTAGATCGTTGAATGACCCGGCTGTGCGCTGTCCGGTGCATTGGACGCAGGCTGAGCGCCTGTTACTTTCAGCGCACCGGTATCAGTTGTCTGAGATCCACCCGGCGGTGTTGCGCCGGCCGTTGTCCTGGGCTTGCGCGTCCGGGTCGGCGTGGATCCGTTGCCCCCACCATTTCCATTGCCGTTGCCGGCAGGCTTGGACCTGGTATGCGGACTTACCTTCACCTTCTTCTTGCCCTTCGGCTTCGGCGCTGGGACATACCCAAGCGCACGGAAAGCACGCTCGACAATGGAAGGTTTGGGCTGCGGTTTCCTTGCCCGAGACTTTGCTTTGACTTTTGCTTCTGCCATACATTCCTCCTGTATTATTATTTTACGATCAGTGAATAGGTCTATCCGATACAGAAATCCAGGGCCTCGTTAGTCTTGCGAGCTACCTTCAGCCAGTACTTTATCTGACGCTTTGCCTCTGGCGTTTTAGCCTCTTTCTCCATTTCCAGTAAGCTGTCAATGGAAAGGTAGCGATCAGCACACTCATACTCTTCAGAATACTGATCGAACAGCGAGGCTATTTCATCCTCGCCATAAAGCTTGATAGATCCCTTGTAATCAAACTTAGTTGACCGAGACTTAATCAGGCTTGCACTTACACTCATACTTCTCCTTAACGAAACAGCAGGCGTACCCGCTGGTATTTCTTTTCAATGTGGATGGTCTGCCGAAGATGGCCACCGCATTCAGGACAGCGTATTCTTGAAAGCTCACGTCCACGTTTAAAATCCCACAGGTAATGAATCTTGCATACGTCACATTTGCCTTGCCGTGATGCTGACATTACATTCCCTGATGCAGTATGAGTGTTGAATACTGCTGATACTTGTAGGCTTCTTCCCCTTCCAATCTGTTGGCCGTGAAGCTGACCGACTGAGACAAGCCAAACAAATTGCCATTGTCCTCTCCACTGGTAAGCAGGCTGTCCATCATATTCTGGAACTCACCTTGCGTAATATCATTTCTCTTTGCAAAGGATTCCAGATATGACATCGGCGCATCGATAACCTTATTGACTGCTGTCCGCATCCTGTCAACAAGGCCGGTAGCAGTCTGCCATGTCGCATCGATAGCGCCTTTAACCAGGTTACCCAGGCGATCACCATCGCCCACATGCCGGAAGCGATAGATATCTTCTGACTTGCCAATCATTCCGTTTCTGCAGCTCAGCCTGTAGATATACGGCGCTATGGTTACTGACCGCAGGCCGACCTCACTATTGCTGACATGCACACCAATCTCCACTATGTCACCAACCCGTACTTCGGTGCGAGTGGATGGCAGGGTAAAGGACAGGTGGAAAATCTCATCATCGAAGTGATGCCACCTGACCGTAGTTCCCTCGGTGAACGGTATGAGATCCTTGACAAGCTGAAGATTGTCAAAGGCTTCATACCTGTCCGACTGAATAGCCCGAATTACCGAGCTGTCTATCATTCGGAACAGGCAACCGTTCTTTTGCTTGCCGTTCTGTATCATGTAATTGACGGCACGGATAAAGATATTGCCGGCGGCTGCCGTATCACCGGTGGACATGAACTTCTGCGCGAAGTCACGGGGTATACCGAGCTTCAAAAGAAGCTGATTGTACGCATGCTTGCGTAGCTTTAGTCCAACACCTTCGGGCCTGATAAATGTCGGTTCCATGTCCGGGTCAAATACAAACATGTGCATGTTGAGGTTACGGATCTCATCGCGCGGGTTATGTTCTGCGAACCAGCCCGCAAGATCCTGCTCAACTTCCTGGACTGTATTGAATCTTGATTGCATAAATCCTCCTTGTAATTTGATATATCAAACACATAACACGCAGCAATCGACCATGCTACATATTGCAAACTACTTCATACGCGTCGTAGCTATGGTAAACTTTCTTGCTCACGATTGTGCAAGTGCCTGGCGCCGGCAGGTCACAGATATGAACAGTGCCTTTGATGTCATATTCCTTATCATCAAAAGTACCCATAAGTTTTACCTGGTCCTGTCCCCATGCGTCCGGCTTGTCATTCCACAGGCAGCCAAGATGCTTCTCAAACAGCATCTTCACCTGATCTTTCCACTGCACAATCTCGAACTTTTGGTCGCTGGTAAATGGCGGGTAAAGATAAAGATCAGTGTTGCCTAAGCACGACTGGTCAGCTGATGAGTATTTGCCGACAGGAATGTTGCGTAGCTCCTTTGGTAATTGCGACAGCCGGACCTTTGCTTCACTGGACTGCCAGTAATAATTGAACCGGTCTTTCATTTTGTTATTCGCTGATTCCATTAATAGCATGATTACCTCCTGTCGTTATCATGATCTATGATTAATACCTCGATGCCCTCCGGACATCTGGTTACCTGGGCTATGCCACCGGTGACCTCGACCACTACCTTTGCGGCTTCCAACTCTACATACCTTTCCGCAAGTAGCCACATCTGATCGAATACTTCATCTGGTCTGAAGTTCTTTTTTATATACTCGACCATCCCTGGTGTGATCACAGGTTTCGGATTTTCATTGCTATAGTGCTCGATCATATTATCGATTGCAGTTTGCAGATTTTTCTCAGTAAATACATAGATGTTAGACATAGACATGCCTCCTACTTATATTTATCATGTACCTATGGTTGCTAAACGTGGCCGGGGACGCCCTCGCAATGAGGATGATGCCGACCTTGAAAAGATCCAGGATTATCTCAAGCTCAATTCGCTTGGCTATATCCGGCGCCTTGAGCGCATAGCAAACAAGTGCTATACGATCGGCATGAAGAGCCCGGGTATATTTGGGAAACAGATCAAGATGGCTGCTGACATATACATCAAGCTAACAGATGCGGCAGGCGTGAAACCACGCGAAGCTCTGGTAAGTATCAACAATAACCAGAACACGCTTAACGCTGGTAGCCAACCTATTGACTTCCTTACCATTGCATCAAAGGTACAGGAAGCCAAAAAACAAATAGGCTCACCTGCGATACGCACCATAGAATCTGATGTTGAACAACCCTCTTGATTTTTAAATACCTCCTTGCTATAATGCGCATGACCGTGTGACATCGGTTGTACTCTCATCCAGGCAGGCTCCGACCTTTAGCTCAGGCCGGGGCCTTATCTTTTAATCCAGGTACAATCTGTCCCGCGATTAACAATGTCCTTTCCAGGACAGCAACACGCTTACGTAGGTCCTGCAACTCAAAAGATATGTGTGCCAGGACTTCATCGCTGCAATCCATATCGTTGATTTTCTCGGGGTGAAGTTCACTGCCTATATATACGCTACCTTGTGCCATGATATAATCCCCCTAAAACATCTCGCTTTGGATCTGCATGTTGACATAGCTATCAGCACCATGCTTAATCATCGCCTGGTTGCGTAGCTCAGCAAGATGCAGGTCCGCGTCTGCCTCAGTCTGATGCATGGAATACGGGCAGGTCCCATCCTGACGTACATACTTGGTGTATCTGAGCATGATCTCGCCGGTGCTGAGCAGCCACCTCTCCAATGACTTAGTTCTTGATAACAGCTTTGTCGTTTGGCTTGGCATGAGTAACCTCCTTTACTTTAGTTCGAGATATGATCAACGGATTATCAACCTCATCCGTTATTTCACAATCAGCCCGTAGTAAGAACAGGACTCCACTCTCGATATGCGATGCTGGCAGGATACGAGCGCTGGTATAGCCATGGCTGAGCAGCAGGTCTACCTTAGCCTGTAGTTCAGCGAGCGTGCACTTCTCTACGTAGAACTGTACTGTCCCTATTAGCTTCATGCTTCACCTTCCTGTATTGCAATATTGCATTTATCCAGCGCTTGATTACCTCGCCATGGCAGGGCTCAGGATGGCACCAGCACAGCAGCACACAACCTTCTTGGTCCGCTGCGTCTGCTATCTCCTTGAGCAATGGCCATATTAAATGCGGCCTTACGCTCAGCATTAATGTGAAAAGCTGGTCGTACATAGCTATTACTTCATCCCGATTGCCATGCACACCGATCTTAAATGGATTGGACAATAGCGATTCCTCATACCCAGGCATAGCCCGGCCGATATAGAATGTCCTGGGTACAGGCTCACTATTTGGCAGCTTCTTTGGATACGTTTTCACATGTGCAATCTGTATCATCGTTCACTCCTGTTTAATATCTTCGCTATTCCATATAGCTTTTTAGCCAGAGCAGCAGCATCATCCGCAGCCTTATCTCCTGTAAGCCAGCCGGATGCAGGATAAGGCAGATTGAATACATCGACATCGTGATATGTTTCGTCAACATTCTCCTCAACCTGAATCCATACCCGATACTGCGGCTTTGTTTTCTCACGAAGCTCAGCAAGAACTTTCTTGCATCGCTCTACAATCTCAAGCGCTGCCTTTGTTCTCTCATCATAACCGCCTTTACAGTAGCGCCAGAACACACCGCCAGGTTTATCACATGATGAATGTGAATCAGATAAGCAACACTCTTTGCAAGACATATCATGAAATTCACAGAGGAAACAGGAATTCCTTATACCAAACTTATTAAAGCACTGATATGTACTCGGCCATTCAATCAATGGCCTATCCCAACCCGGCCACACGTTCTTAGTTTCCTGAGGATTCTCGGCACACCATAACCACAATTCGACACAACGCTCGTACATAAAGATTTGATCTTTCAATACTGATTCATTCATGATTACCTCCTGATAATTTAATCCCCTGTCCACACCAGACAAGTCAACTGATGTGGACACAGGATTAAATCAGCCGGCAAGCATATTCAATTACGTATCAAAGGGCGCCTTGCCTTTAAAGATACGTTGGCATACTTGCCTTACTGTCTGTTCATAGATGCACACTCCTTTCATAGCAATAAACAAAATCAGTAAATGATTGCTTTCTTCCCATTCGATATCCGTTATCCATCATTTCCATAGGGACCGAAGTAACATACTTGTGATATAGCAGTCGCTTCTTGTGAAGAGGGGCAGCGCAGGTCCCGCACAATCCACGAACATAATGCTCGATGTGGATCTGATGCGGGTAAACCATCTGGCCACACTTCTTACAGGCGATAAGCTTTTTGTATTCGACCTTCATCTTTTCCCCTCTCAATCTTGAGCGCTGATAAATGCACACCCGATAATAGACTTGCAAATATGCAGATTATTTACACTCTCTATCACGATGATTTTTCATTAGTCTCTCAGGGATCTCCCCCGCCTGGCGCAGTCGTTCCAGCGTGCTCAGTCTGGTAAGCAGCCTGTTTTGTTGCAACGCGCGAGCGAAGCGAGCCAGCAGGGTGAGTGCAGAGAGGGCCGTGGCCCTCTTTGCCGGGTGTGCAGCGGGCAGAGCCCGCGCCACCAGCAAGCGAGCAAGAAAAAAGCGGGACACCCGGAGGCATCCCGCTTTCTCTAACCTACGCTGTAACCAGCTCCCATGCTTGGGCATAGCTATAACCTTGTCTGACTAATGATATCCATGCTGCATTAGCCAGCTTCTTGAACTCGTATGACATGTTCAGATACTCGGCAGGCATGGTAGCATCTGCGATTTCCTCAATCCCGCCTGCCTGCGGAAACTTGCTCAGGTCCGGATTCCAGCGCGGACGGCTGAATACAAAGCCATCAGCTTGATAGTTGCGCTCGTCCAGCCAATCCGCAAAGCTGAGCTTGCTCATTGAAATTTTGACGCGCTCGACATCGCGGATGATACAGCCACGCTTGCATTTCAGTGGACAGGGACGCCAGGTCCCTATCCACTTGCCATGATTATTAACGATGTTCTTCATTATGCTGACCTCATGCCGACATAAGACATGATCCAGCGACCATCCGGGTCGATCCCCTCAAACCTGTATTGCCCAGGGACATCGGTATTGACGAAGAAGGAAAAGTTGCCATACTTGTCAGGCATGGTTGCCTTGCGAAGATAGACCTGCTGTCCAATCTTCGGATCGCAATTGATCGGCAGCCATGCCGTTGCAACAAACGAATCAAAGATAGGCTTCTTTGTCCGGTCGCTGCACGCTACTGTGATGGGCCTGTTGACTTGTGACATTGTGTGTACTCTCCTGATAAATTACTCAGCAAGCTTAGCTCACTCACTGGCAAACCTGCAGTACAGCTTTTGAGCATGTCATTGCAAGGCCGAGCGTAGCGAGTGCATTTAGCCTTGCGATGAGTGCAAACCATTGCACGCCGCAGCGGGCAAGGTTGTGCCATGCCAAAAGCGTAAAATTAAAAGACAGTGAGAGAGCTGCTTGCATCGGCTCTTCCGCTTGGTAACGCAGGGCGGGGCAGGTCAACCACATCATCAAGACGATAGTATATCATGCCATGCAACTGATATCAACATGTGTTACCAGGGGTTACGTTTTCTTTGAAAGCGGGAACGAGGTTACAGGGAACGTGCATATAATGTACCTGCGCGCACGCCCGCGCCCGCGTTATTATTATTCTTTAACAAGAATAATAATAGTAACTAACGTTATTAATAGTAACGTCCTATAACGATAGTACGTTATTAATACTGTAGTTAATATTGTAATTACGTATGATGATGATTAATTAAACTATTACGACACGATCAAACTACTAAATCAACGTACTTAATCCATCCAACTATTGTTATTCGTTCTAAGGATCGTTCCCCACCCTATCCCCATATCCCTACCAGGTCTTATGTAAAGAGTTTGTCACAAGTTGTCACATGGTTGTCACAAGTTGTCACAACTTGTCACAAGTTGTCACATCTGATCGTAAAAGTAGTTGAATAGAATAGTTGATAGAGTAATAGATGTGATGAATATTATGAATGAAATATATATTGATGATATAGAGAAGAGGATACTGGTCAACGAACTCAATCTTAAATGGACCATAGCAGGAAATGAAATAGGATATGCCATATACCAGAGCAATGCCAACAGTAGTTAGCAGTAGTAGTTAGTAGCAGTAGTTACGCAGGTGGGGGAGAGAAGTGGGAGAGGAGAGGGGAGAGGCGGGAGAGGTCACACGTAAAATCTTATTATAGATATATATATTATAGCTATTAAGTATACACTCCGCTCTAGAATTTTTTGAAATTTAGACCTTTACTCTCCTTTTAGAATGAAAGTAGGAGGGTATCAATGACGAATAAATCCCTGATTGTATTTATGGCCTTTTGTTTAATTACCACTTTGGCAATTGTGCTGTACTGCACACTCACTCCGTTAGAAGTGCGCAACATACAGAAGTCAGTTGATAGCTGTGACTGCCTAAATGTGACATGGGACACGACTATTCCCGCGCAGTGCACGGTTACTTATTGCACGGATGGCCAGTGTTTCACCGGTGGCCAGGAATGGGACGTGTCCTTATGTCATAGAGAAGTATTCCCGCGCCATATTGAGAAGATCGGAATACTGGCGCAGACCTGGTATGGCAAATCAACTTATGTGGAGGTTAAACCATAATGCAGTGCAAGCGATGTGGAACCACCGTACTGGATGATGATGCGCGGACATGCCCGGTATGCGGGACAAACCTGTACCAGCCTGATAATCCTGGAATCCCGGAGGATTATGATCCGTCTGAGGATGCGGACGTTCTGCCTCAATCTTACATGAGGGCGCCTGCCCCTGACCCCGTATCCAAATCAATTGAAGAGGATACTGTAAATAACACAAAGACGTTACAGGAATTACATTCACTCGATACTAACAGGGCGCCGGCCCATAAATCAAAGGGCGTGCGCGCTGATGGCAAGCCCAGGATCCGACGCGTGGTCAACCATCGTAAAGGGTGGGTAGATCCTCGGAAGCGCAGCAAGAAAACGCAAGTTATCTCATAATGAACCAGCTCTATGCTGATTGCTGTATTGACTTCTGGAAGTTCTTTAGCTATCTCAAGATAAAGGACGAAGATCTCAATGCGCTCGTACCTCTTGAGCGGTGGCCCGTTCTGGACAATCTCTTCTACGTGTTTGAAGAGAACCGCTTCGTTATCATCGGCAAGCCCAAGCAAACAGGTGTGTCCGTCTTTGTTTGTGCCTATGCCCTCTGGAAGCTACTCACGGTCCCGTACTTCTCGCTGGCTTATATCTCCAACGGCAAGATAGCCGGCGCGGTGTGGCTGAATGAAAAGCTAATGACGATGTATGACAACCTGCCGCCTGAGCTGCAGGTCCCGATTAAGATACGCAACCGCTACTATATCGAGTTTGAAGGACTGCAATCCTCAGTAACCGTGTGGGGATCCACGCGGCATCCGGGCCTCGGTAGTCACTATTCATTGATTATCCCTGATGAGTATGACTTCCATCGTTTCCCGGCAGATGACTGGGCAGCGCTGGAAGCGACAACCAACATGGGCGGCCGCTGCATCATCCCGTCCACCAGGAACAAGGCTGCAGGCGATAGCAAATACTACAAGACCTATGTGCTGGCAAAAGCCGGCGAGAATGAGTTTGTCCCGGTATTCATATCCTGTTTCGACCGGCCCGGGCGGGATCAGGAATGGTACGAGGCAACTGCCCGGAAATTCAAAGATGAGCCGTGGCGCCTCAAAGAGAGCTATCCCCGGACCGAAGAGGAAATGCTTTCACCGATTGATGCGCGCGCCTTTTTCAACCAGGAGGAAAACGCGGGTATAACTTTAGCTCAATTGCTTGATGCCTGTGTCCCACCGATAGAAAAACGCATGGGGCATATCCATATCTATAAGAAGCATATTCCCGGAATGCTTTACCTGGGCAGTGCCGATTGCGCGGTTGGCCAGGGTGGCGACTATCAAAGCTTTACTCTGTGGGAAAAGAACGGCAATACGTTAGACCTTGCCGTTGCCCTGCATTCAAATAACATTATGACTATAACGTATGCTCAGGAAATGATAGAGCTATGTACGGAATATGGAACGCCGGTACTTGTTGTCGAAGCAAACAGTTATGGCGAAGCGGTGCTAAATGAACTTGAAAGGCAGAACTACCTCAAGATTTATTACCGGGACCGCAAGAACAACAAGCGCGGATATTATACCGGCACTCAGCGGGACCTTATTCTGCGCGAACTGAGCACGGCGTTTACTAAAGGCCAGATAGCTTCACGCTATCGGCCGATGATAGATGAAATGCTTTACTTCCAGCGGACCAAACGGGGAACGATCGAATGTGTCAAGGGACACGATGATCTCGTCATGTCGGCTGCAATCGCATGGCAGATTGGTAAAGACCTCGTTAATCAACCCGAAGGAGATACGGAAACATCGCAGCTTATCACTATTAGCAGTGGTGGGATGTTCGATGTATAGGAGTTAACGAGTGAGATATCTTAGTGAAACGGGAATCATAGAGCTACGTAACGAACTTAAAAAATTCTATTCCAAGCTGCATACCAATATGAAAGTGCAGCAGAAGTTCTACGACCAGGAGATCACTCTTCCAAAACAACTCAAGGGCGTTGAGCCTCATATCCCGCCGACTGCCCGGACCATTATCAATACCGGCGTTGACACTCTGATGCAGCTTGACCATCTGGTGAGTGTACTGCTCTGGCGAGATACCAGGGCTGCGAAAGAAACTGCCATGAAGCTGCGCATGTTTGACAAGGCGTATCTGTCGAATATCTCAAAGAACTCAAGATACAACCTGCGCCGGGTATGCACCAAGCACGCTCTTCTCTATGGCGAATACTTCTTGAAAGGGCCGGTATATGTTCCGCGTATGAAACCTGAGCGCAACCCTGGGGAAACAGGCAGTGATTACAGGCAGCGCTGCAATATATGGGAAGATACGCTGGACAAAACATTTCCTTTCGTGCACAGGGCCGTCCATCCTCTTAATGTTCTGCCGGATCCGGATGTCGAGCCCGGCTTCATTATAGAGGACTACTGGCGTCAGGCCAGTGAAGTAAAGCGGGCATGGCCTGACTGGGAGGGCATACCTGATACCGGGTATGTTCGATGGACCGCATACTATTCACCTTGCCAGAAAGTGTATTTCATAGGTGACCAGGTAAAGCTCAGCGCCGATAATGCGTACAGCTTCATCCCTTATGAGATGGGGAATGCCGGCCTGGGGAATGAGGACGATCAAGGAAGCCCGGACAAGGCCATTGTCGGGATACTTGCCCCTGCTCTCAAAACACTCAAGACGGATATCACTCTCAGGACCACAGTGCTTTACGGCCTGCAATTTGCTGTATGGGGCAAGCATATTATAAGCGCCTTGCCGGGGACGGCCGGCACTTATAAGCCAAGCAATATACCCGGTGAAGATTCGGTTATTGCCGATGCTTACAATCGCCGGGAAGAGCCGGCGCAGCAACTATCCCCGGAATCCTACCGCATCCTCGGGATGCTGGACCAGGACATTCAACAGATCATGCCCAAGACAAACTGGGGATCGCTGCCGAAGGGCATGACATCCGGCAGCATGTTCTATACATCGATCATACAGGGCCGGCAGGCGCTTGAAGAACTCAAGAGCCAGTGGGAGATCTCGGCTTCGAACATGTGCAATAAGCTGCACTTGCTCTTGAAGTATCTTGTGCAGGAACCTGTCGGAATAGTCGGCACGCTGGCGACGGGCGGCAAGTCTATATTGAAACTGTCGCCCGGCCAGCTCCACCCCGATGTCCAGGTGACCTCGGTAATGCTGGATCCCATGACCCCGGAAGAGCGCCAGCAGCGCATCAACCTGGGCGTCCTGCTCTGGCGGTCCGGAGCCGCGTCAGAGGAAACGATCACCGAGAATTACTTCGGCCTTGACTATGGCATTGAGCGCAACCGCAAGCTGGTTGAAGCCATCCTCAAGAATCCGCTGGTACAGAATCAGTTGGCCCAGGCCGCGCTTGACCAGGCCGGGCTTGCCGAAGTGTTCGGCTTTCTGCGTGAGCAGGGCTTCCAGATCAACGACCAGGAAGGTGCTGCGGACATACGCCGGGCCACGGCCGGGCAGCAGGAATTGCCGCGCTTCAGTGATTACAACAACAAGCAACTGAATGCGGGGACCGGATCTTATGAGATTCCTCATCGGGAGATCTACGGGCAAGCGCCACAGCCGGGAGAAGGTTTTGAATAAGCAACACAATCTTCGACCGGAAATGATTGTCAAGGCTGCGGATATTATCACGCAGACTATCGGATCCCTGACCGCTTCTCCGAAAAGGATAAAGCAAGCGGAGCCGATCATTGTTGCGCACATGAATGATCTGAAGGGCCGCATGTCCCCCCTGGGCAGGGCCGCGCTGGTGAAGATCTACCCGCACCTGGCCACGCAGTTGCAGGCGCCCACATCCGCGCCCGCGCGCGCGAACGCCGGCGTACCTGCATATATACCCCCGCCCGGAGATAACTTCAATATGACCTATGTGACTGACCCTCAGAGCTTGAGTAAGGATACCCTGGCCGGGTATACCGGCAACCTCAAGCTGCCGCCACCGCGGGCCATTGCCGGCGCAAGCCGCGTGATCGGCCAGCAGGCCCGCGAAGCAAAGGCAGAGAAATTCGAGAACATGGAGGCCGACAATGGCTAAGAACAATACTAAAGAGAGATTAGAGCTTGCGCAGGGCGTTGATAACGCGATGTACCCACGGCGCTTAAATAGCCCGTGGATAATGAATATCGGGGATGGCCGCTATAAGCTACTGCCGAACTGGGCGATCGGCCTTTTGAAAGGACAATACTACGGCAAATCCATAGCGCCTGATCTTAATCAAACAGGCGGCAATATTATTCCGGAAGCATATTCCGGAAACATCGCTGCAGCTCCTATGCCTATCGGCTGGAATCCTAACCTCGCAAGGCAGTTCTTCAGCCTGTTCTCAGATATCGATCCCAAAGGCGCGGCCTATGGCGAAAGTATGGGCGCTCCGTATAACGAATTTGAGAAAAGGCAGCAGGTCAATCAGTCAAGTCCCTGGGGCAAAAGTCCTATGTTTGGTGGGATGGCCAGCCCGTATGTAAGCCTGGACAACCTTGATGCGATCCCGGCCAACGATAATGGCGTTAACCTGGCTACCGGTATGCCGACAATGCCGACTACCCCGATCTCGGCCTATACCCGCAGGCTGCTCGAAAAGAATAACCTGATCGATGTTATTAAAGAATTGTCCGGCACTGCGCTGCAGGCCGCGCCTGCTACCCTCGGTGTCCAGCCTGAGTACCAGGCATTCAATCCTGAGTATGGTCGAGCTGGTTATCCCGAAGCTGTTAAGTCGCGGCCCTCTCAGTGGCGTATAGCCCAGCAGAAATAATATGTTTGTATTCGATGAATTGACGTTTCGCTTTGTACCAGCGCCTTACCTGGCCATGGCCGACAGCGGCGGTGGTGGTGGTGGCCAAGGGGATACAAGCGGTGATGCCGATGCCGATGCCGATGCCGATGCCGATGCTGCTGCCTTGTCTGCGATAGATACCTATGCCAGCTTTGCTTCCGTTGGCCCTGCCGGCGTTACTAATAGTGCTTCACCAAATGCCCCACCAGGCGGTGCTCCAACATCTTCTATAGGACAAACCTATGATCAGGCGCTTAATAATGCGCCACCGTCCGTGGGCGGTTTGCTGGGGACAGAGGACGCTAAGGGCAATGTTATAGATAGCCAGCAAGCTGCGTATGACTATGCCACGTATAACGCCGGCATGGCTCCGGCCAGAGGCGGCAAGGCTTCGCCCGCTTCGTATGAACCGTTTATGAATCCCGACAAAGGCCGCGGGTCGAAGCCGGCTCAGTTTAATGCTGAGCGTCCTGCATCTATAGTTATGGATGAGAACGATCCTAACTACGATCCGAACGTCATACTGGCAGCGTACAAGACGCCCGGTGCCCTGGCTGTTCCGCATGACCTGGCACTTCGGGCCATGGATGATCCGCGCTCCAATATGAGTAAAGCGTTTGTCGCCCTGGGGATAACCGGCAAGCCGTCCGCGTGGTTTACAGATGCGTATGTCGGGGACCCGACCAGATCCGATCTGCGCGGTAATGCCATGTACCATACCTTCTCTGCCATATCGCAACCCCTGACACTGCAAGCAACACTGGCTTACTTCGGCGGCAAAATGACAGGCAATCCCGAGTGGGATAAGACGATCACACAGAAAGCTTTATCTCCCTGGGGATTAGCTGCGCAGGATAAGGACACCAATATCTCTGCGTACATTGACCCGAAGTCTCCGTTTTACAGCGCCAAGTTCTCGCAATGGATTGAATCTAACCGGGCGCTCGGTACAGATATGCGGGCCTATGGCACGGACATCAAAGGAAATCCGATTATGTACGCCTACAATCCTGCATGGGATACCGCGCGTGCCGATCGCCATCAGGCGCACATGCTCAGCCAGATCGGCAGGACCGGCATGTGGGAAGCGCTGAATGTCTACGACCTGGAAACAAATACCATCACACCTATCGGGCACATGTATCAGGACGTTATTGTGGATCCGTCCAACTTCAATCTTGAGAAAGGCAAAGTGCCCATACAACTCGGTAACGGCAATTGGACGTACAGCGTTGGCCATGCTAAGTCCGTAGATAACTTTTTCTCCGTAGCTCAATCGCTTAGTCCGGATGCTCGTTCAATCGCTATCAATTCTGGATTGACAGGCGATATCTTAAGCGATGCTGTTATTCTGGCGAAGGATGGATTTAATCCCATTGACATACGTAATGCAGTCGGCTTCAGCATGCGTGAACAATGGGATCCAAAGACAGGCAAGTTCGACCTGTCAAAACCGGCGGGTGACTGGCGCACCGGCTTTGACAAGCCTATGCCTCTCTATACTGAGAACTGGGAAAGCAATCCAAAAGCACAGCTCTATGCGCAGGCATATCGGGATTGGCTGATAAACCACCCGGACAGCGCGAAGCTGAATGCTGTTTATTCCCAACGGAATATTGAAAAGATAGAAGCTCAGCAGACCATGACCATAGATCAGGTCAAGCAGAACTTCTGGAATAACCTCAATCCTCTGGACCCGAATAGCCGTTGGAATATCTTTAACGTTGGGCAGCAACGGTTGCCGACCAATGAGCGCCTTGATGTCTCCGGCACAAACAGCGGCGGGCTGATGCGTGATACTCAGTATGCTGCAACCGTACTATCTCAGCTTCCATCCGGGAAGGTTGCCTCTCAGTATTTCACTGCCGACAGGATAAAAGAGATTAAGGCTGCGGCGCCTCAATACGACCAGCGGATGCTTGACGTTGCTTTTAATCGTATCAAAGGCGGTGAATTTGATTACTGGGATTCCAGGAAAGCCTGGGGCATTGGCAGCAAGATTGATGAGGTCCTGGCCAGTCCGGAATACAGAATGCTGCCCGAGGAGGCAAAGGCCCGGATTATAGAATCTGCCGCTGAAATACAAAACGATACCGGCTATAAGGTTGGGGAATGGATAGCACGCAATATTCAGCAGCCGCTTGGTATTTCTATGTGGGGGCTTGAATCCCTCAACCGTGATTACCAGAAAGGCTTCATAGCTGGGGGCAGCGCTATGCCGGCCGGAGATCTGTCCGGTGGCATGAGCGCCATCATGCCCGGCACCAGGCAGGAACAGCTCGGACATAACCGCGCTGTCCAGGCAGGCTTCCAGGAAGCGCAAGCGGCCGGCGTCAAAGACTTCGGCCAGTATCAGGCCGGTCAAGCTGAGCAGTTCCGGCAGAGGAATCCCGAAGCGGCTATGTTTGTCCAGCAGGTACCCGACCTGGCCCTCGCCGCTTCCGGCCTTGCCGATATCGGTATTGTCACAACCGGCGCTATTACCACGGCAAAAGCTTACAAAGCCATGTCTCGGGCCATGAATGAAGCGGCCACCATGCATGGCTGGAAGATGGCCGGGCAGTTCACCGTGTATGAAGCGCACTGGTATTTAATGAATACCTACAAAATGACACAGGCCCAGGCCGAGCAAGTATATGCCCTGGCTAAACTGGGTATCAATAGCAAGGAAGCTGCCGTACTGGATTCGGCGCTGGATATACTCAAGCCGCATTACGATGCAGCAAGAACCAATATAATACGCAACGCGCCTTACCAGGATCTAAGCGGAGAAAGAGCATTTACCCGGACCGTGGAAACCCTGGCTGACGATCTTACGTACAGGACCAATCTTGCTACGCAAGCACACAATACCATCCTCTCCCACAGAGGCGATATCGCCCAGGTGCTCAACAAGATTGATTTCGATGAGGCTGTGCTGAGGCACGCCAACTTCACGCCGGCGCAAATTAAACAACTCAAAGATATGCAGGGGATGATCAAGGATGTTGCACGAATGCCCGGCGCTGCAGCAAAGATCAACGAGACTATTCATTCATGGAAAGCCGAAGGGCAGGTTCAGGCTATGTTGGACTTCCTGTCTAACACGGCCGTTCGTGATCTTCCTGAGTACGACAGGTTCATAACTACTGGTGTGGTTCGGGTACCTGCAGCGCTGACAACGGAAGAGGGTAAGGCATTATTCCGCAACCACATGCCGACCGGCGCATGGGGCAAGGTATGGGAACTGGCCGATAGCACCAAGCCTGGCAGGGCTCTTTATTCCAGGTGGAACTCTATCCCTCGGATAATGAGCGACCTTGAATCAGGCCGACCTGGGGCAGAGGTGCGCTTCAAGGCTGCGTTAAAGGCGCTCAATGATAACCGTGCAGCGCAGTTCACGAATGTTATCTTCAAACAGATCGATGCCATGGGGCCAAGCCAGAGGTCCATGCTGCAGCTCACCCCTGGCAATATCCCGAATGTGCTTAATGTTGAACGCATAGACGGCGCGGCGCCACAGGGCGGCGGTCTGTATCACACCATGGCCGAAGTCATGGCTGATCAAAAGTCGTTCCGGTTCAAGGATACGAAAGTTCCGCTGATCAACACGAAGCAAGAACAGCTCCGGGCTTTCTATCAGCAGCAGATCGACAAGCAACTCAAGGCCAGTGGAGTAGTCTACTCCGAGAAGCTTGACTATAGCCAGCCGCATTATCCGGTCATTGTGCCTCGGGAATATAACCCGAACAATACGGATCCTTACCGTGTTGCACATCATCTTAGTGCTGAAACACTGGACAAAGCCAAGCGTGGTGAGCTACGCATCGAAACCAATCTTGATAAGCTATTCAGCGACAACATCCGTGGCAAAATCAATGCGCTTTATAACAAGAGTGATACTGGGAGTTTGCTTTCACTGGGTGCGCCTGACGTCAACCAGCTCAAGGCCGAGGTCGCTGCCATGGACCAGCTACTTGCCGGCTTGAATGGCGCTCCGATATCGCAGCAGACGATTAACTCTCTGAATGATATCCGCATTATGCGGCAGCAGTTCGGAGATCTCACTGAGATTAAGCAATGGCAGCCATGGCAGGTCCAGTATGCCCGGCAGATGGTCCCCAAGATCCGGCGCAACTGGGAGGAAAACCTCTATCGTAAGCCTGGCAATGTCGGTCCCGAGGCCCGCACCGTTGTTGACCAGGGCGCCACCAAGCCACTTAAACCCGGCGCGGCGCCACCTGTGCAGCCGGGCTTCGAGAACTTCTATTTCCATCCCGACACCGCTGCAGCGATCGAAAAAGTGATCAGGGATAACCGGATCTCTCCATGGATCCAGGTACCGCATGAAATCAACGCAGCCATGCGGACCATGAATACCGCTTTCGATCATGGCTTCGGCTTTACCATCGGGTTGAATACCCTGCTAACCAGGCCGGGCACATTTATGGAAGCGGTGACCGAATCGATAAAGGCCGGGCTGACTGAAGGTAAGTCATTTTCAAAGTACGTTGCCGGCAATGCTCCGGATATTCTGACTGCTATTCAGAAAGGCAGCATGACCTTTGCTTCGAACGAGTTCATGGAAGGTATGGGCCTGCTCAAGCATATCCCTGGCTTCAGCAAAATCGGCGGCTGGTATGAGAATCAGTTCACTTCTTTCGTTGATGTCCTAAAGGCCGACTGGTGGAAGTCAACCTATCGTCCTGACATGACGGCCGCAGAAGCATTGCACCTGGGCCAGTTCATTGAGAACTGGTCCGGCACACAAAATCCTATCAACTATGGGATCGGAAAGAAACAATCAGCTATTGAATCCCTATTGTTGTTTGCTCCGCGCTATCTCCGATCGAATATCCAGACGTGGAATAATATACTCGGATCCGGTATGGAAGCCGGCATGGCGCGCGGTTACCTGGCCCGAGCCATGGCTACACATGTCACGGCCTATACCGGCCTGTGCTTCCTGACCGGTCAGAATCCACAACTTAATCCGGCCAACGCTAACTTTATGGGAATCAAGATCGGCGGTACAAACTACCGGCTTGGCGGCGGGTTCATCGCTAACTTCAACCTCTTGGCCCGTACCATGGCCGACATGTACGCTGCAGCCGGGGATGTGGCTAAAGGTAGCCCCGGCGCTGCCTGGGGCGAAGTGGCAAAGGCCGGCAACAGGCAGGCAACCTACCTGATCTCCAAGCTCTCGCCGCTGCCATCCGCTGTGGGGACCATGATTATCGGCACAAACATGGAAGGTGAGCATGCCTGGGGCGGTGTTGGGGACTTCCTGGGCACGGTAGTGACCCCTGCATCCCTGCCATTCTGGACCAATCCCTTGATTTCCTCGTTAGACGATAAAGGCAAGTTTACCGATAACAGCTTCGCTAATATTGCTCCGGCGATGGCCGCTGAATACTTCGGTATTACAGCCCGCCGGCAGACAGTCGGTGATGAGTTCCGCATAGGTAGCGATGCTGTGGCCAGACAGCACGGTTTCACAACATGGAAGGACCTAAAGGCCAGCCTTAATCCCGTACAGGTCAAACAGATCTATACCGACCATCCTGATCTATTAAAGCTGGAAGCGAAGGTAACGCAGCTCAATGCCGATGCAAATGCCTGGACATTGGAGAAAGGCATCAAGGGCCAGACCAATGCGGCGCAAGCCAAGAATGAAACGATCAAGATAGCTGTATTCCAGCGTGATGGATACGAGAAGCTTGACGAAGAATTCAATCGCACAGGCGATATGAAAGCGTATCTCGCGGGCAAGAAAGCCCTGCAGGTTTCGGTTAGTAACATGTGGTCCATAGCTCGCAGCACTTACAAGGATGAGTTTGCTGCATGGGATAAGAACGTATTCTCCGACAATACCTTTGACTACGGCGATATGGCCTATGAAAAGTTCAAACTGGTTGCCGATGATCCGAAATGGTTTGAGGGTGATGTCCCGGACTGGCAGGGCCGCAACACCGCGCTCCTGCAGTTCAAGCAAGATCTGGTAGACAACAACCCGCCCGGGAAAGGCGAACAGCTCTATGACTATTGTGTGCAAATACGCAATGCAGGCAAGGGCCTTACCCCGATGGCGTCCCTGGTAAGCAAGCTGCAGGATGCTATAGCTACCAATCCTGTAGATAAGGACGGCAAGGTGCAGCCAAACTACTGGTCGTATCTCAGCATCGGGCCTGAGCAGAAGCCGGACTATGACAAGATGCGGGAAATGCGACAAGCGGACCCGCAGCTTGATGCGGCCCTGTATATCCTGGGCTATGCCCGTGAAGTGCAGTCGCCCACTGCGCAGAACGTAGTCAAAAACTATGACGATGCTTATAACCTGCGCCTGACCAAGCCCGAGATCGGCAACGTGTATGAAACACAGCGGGAAATATCCCTCATGGAAGAGCAAATGAATACGCTCTACCAGCAGAATCAGCAGCGCGGCCGGTCCAGTCCGACTTTATACAAGCTCAATGATCAGTTCAGCCAGATTTACAACGCTCTTAGAACGGCTAAGTATTCTATTACGCCAGACATTGACTACGCTCAGCGTGAATCTATACTAAAAAATATAGATTCACTGCAAGCGCAGTATCGCACCTTAAAAAGCATGCTCGAATCTTATTGCCAGCAACACCCGGCTGAGCCCTGGGCTGATTACAACTATCTAAGGGCCCAGCATAGCGATAAGGTTCTGCAGAATATGGCAACCCCGAATCAAAATTACGACAGGAGGTTTAAATGAACGATCCAAAACAGCCCGCTGGTGATGCCACTCAGCAGGCTGTCCAAGACCCCAATGCTCCAACTCCGCAGATCCCGGCCGATGCCAAACCGGGGGATGCTCCGGCACCAGCTCCGGCAAGAGCAGATGCCGAGAATCGCAATCCGGCAAGCTCCATAATCCAGAGACTTGTTGGACAGAGGGATACCTTGAGAACCGAAAACAAAATGCTGTCGCTCAAGTTCGATGCCATTGAAAAAAAGATGGACATGTTACTTGCGAATATGCAGGGTTTCGGTAATGAGGAATTAAAGACACAGCTAACCAAGATCAACGCCGATCGAGATCAGGTCGTGGGAAAGATCCAGCAGGATCTGTCTGACCAGGACCTTGTTGATCAGGCAGTTGAGGCGAGTAGCCGGGCCGTCGATCGTATACAGCGCGTACTTGCGCCGGTTATGAACGGCAAAGACCTGGAAAATCTCGCGGACCCCGATGTAAGGGCCATGCAGGAATTGCATGACAAGATTTACTTCTCGGGTGAAACTGACTACAGCGATCTCTATGTCTTGGCCAGCGACATACTTACCAAGCGGCTGGCTGCAAAACAGGTAGACCCAACGAAAATACGGGAAGAGGGTAGGGCTGAAGCTCTTGAAGGCGTCAAGAAGCTTAGCTCTGTCAAGGTAGATATCCCTGGTGGTCCGTCCGCACAGGAGTTGGTCAATAACCAATCAGCGCGGCGAAGAGCTGCGCTTGATGCTGCAAGAGCTCAGTCTTAATCCTCTCCGATAGGAGAAGATTAATATGACCGAATCCGGTGGATACTGGAATTCGCTTGAAGAGTGCGCGAAAGGCACTCAGTCCACACTGGTACCGGGCGTAGTTGAAGAGGATGTACTCAAGAATCCGCCGCTGGCTGGCGTCCCGGTACAGCAGGCAACCGGCACTGGCACGTCAATCAAATGGCTGCGCCAGGGTACCCTGGATCTCACTACTGTAGCCGACTTTGACATCGGCGAAGAGCTGCAGTGGACCAAAGGCGGCAATTACACCGTAGTGGAAACTTCGCTGAAACGCTGCTACAAGGCTATCAAGCTCGATAACTTCGTCCAGGAGATCCACAAGACCGTCAACAACTATGAAGAGATGGCCATGGGCGAGTGCGAAAACCTCGTCATGCGCAAGCTCAACATGAAGTACCTCTATGACGATGCCACCTATGGCAGCGCCAAGCAGTTCAACGGGCTGCATGCCCTGGCTGCACTCAATGATACCGGCGCTGCAGCCGATGGCGTCCTGGACATCGACAACGGCGAGGCAGGATTATCCCTGTGGAACCTGCGCACCGCTATCGACAATATGAAGTACGGCGTGGACGAGATCCTGATGCCGACTATCATATTCCGCTACTTCTGCCAGGCGTATGAAGAGCGCGGCTTTGCATCCCTGGCTACGGCCACGGCCGGCAACCTGACCCTGATCACCCGTGATCCCCAGGAAATCGGCAAGCCGATTACCTATCGCTTCAATGGCGTGAAGATCACTCCGACCGATTACTTGCTGCCCGAGCAGGTCAACACCGGGCGCGGCACCACGCTGCGCGCGCTGTGGAGCTCCGGCACGGTAGGCTACTCCGTATTCCTGCTCAAGTATGGCAGCATCATGGCTCCGGAAGGATCGAAAAAGAATCCGGGCATGTCCCTGGGCTTCGGCAACACAAAGGGCGTCGGTGATTTCTTCAAGCTCGATGTGTTCGACAAGCTGCCGAACTTCGATGCAAAAGGCATCAGGCTAATCAATTACTCGGCGCCACTGCTCGGGTCGAAGCTGTGTCTTACCAGAATCCATGACATCACCGCTGCCGCGATAACGGTATAAGCCGGTCAAATAAACTAAGGAGTTTAACATGACAAGAAAAGACACAACTTACCCGCTTACCATCAAGAATGGCAAGTACCTCGTTCTGCCGGCCTGGGCCGACATCATAGCATTGGATCTGCCGGAGAATATCCTGGCGTCTGATGCTCTTCCGAAATACCCGATCGGCACCAAGTTCGTCAACGGGCTGAGGACCTACTACTACTGCAAAGCCAGTGGTACGGTCAATACAGAATGGGGCGCATACAAGGCCAAGAAAACCAATACCGTGGCAGTTGCTCCCACACAGGCAACGGCGGCTGCGCAGGCTGCTGCATACCCTGGTGAAACCCTGGCTGCAGGCGCGGCTGGCAGTTGCTATGTCACCGTAACCATCGACACCGAGATCGGTGTGCTGACTACCGGCGTACTGTCCGAGAACGAACTGGCCGGCGGCTTTATAGTTGTCGGCAATGGTAGCAGCCAGCATCCGCAAATGTTCCAGATCGTCAGCCATCCTGCCCTTGCAACAGCGGGTGGGTCATTGACGCTCAAACTGGATATGCCGCTGGCTACCGCTGTTACGGCTGCGACCACAACCATCGAACTGATGGAGTGCCCGTTCTACAACCTGAAAGCGGACGGGTCCGGTGGTGACTACGTTACCTTCCTGGGTATGCCTGCTGCCAATGCCGCAGACGGCGAATATTTCTGGCTGCAGACCCGCGGTCCTTGCTGGATTACCAGCGATGGTAATACCTGCGATTCGGCCAAAGACAGGACCCTGGTATGGCAGGGTAACGGAAGCATCGTGTCCAGCAACGACATCACCGTTGAAAGCGGTTTTCAGATTGCTGGCGTTGCAATCGACATGAGTGGAAGCGGCGCAAGCAACGCTCCGATGGTAGATCTGCAAGGCATGGTTTAACTCGCCTTGAGATAACAGCTTCCACTTGAAGTAACCTTGGGGCCGGGGGTCGTGGGATCCCCGGCCCTATTAAACAGGAGGCAACATGCCTGGAAAATGGAAAGACGCTCTCGTAGATATCGATCGTGCTGTTGAATTCAGTGGTGATGATGTCGACCAGTATTCCAAACTGGTAGACCTGGGCGGCGACTTTAATAAAGTGCTGGTAACCATCCCTACTATCACCGAATCGGTTGTCGGTATTGCCGTACAGGAAACTAACAATCCTGCGGAAGTCCCTGTAATCGTCAATATACTCGACAGAGATGCTACCGGGCATTTTGCGCAGGCCACTACTGCAGGTACGGCCGGCATGAACATAGTTTTCGATATAGGCGGCGCTCAGTTTATCCGTATCAAGTGCGGATCCAACCAGGCTGCCGACAGGACATTCCGCGTCCGAGGTTGTTAATGCAGGTAGAAGATCTGACGCCGGAATCCTCTGAGCTCGATGTGAGGGAGGCTATAAAAGCTTCCATTCACCAGCGGCTAATGAGGGGCATGACTTTAAAAAAGGCCGCAGATCTATGCCACAGGATTGCGAAGCGCAAGACCAGTGCGAAAATTAGACCTATGCAGAGCTAACGATGCCACGCATAATAGGAGAACATTATGGCTGCTACTGTAAACGTACAAGAAGGTAACGGAGCCAGTGTAAGCTGGACCACAAAAACCAGCGTGCGCTTTTGTACTTCGGATAACAATGATCCGGGTACTACATATCCTACGCCGATACCGTCTGCGGATTTTAACTATTCCTATTGGAAGTCAATATGCCTGGCCCTGTCCGGATCTTTCACCAAAATTAACAACGTGAAGGTGTATTGCGATGGAACAATCGGCTTTGCCTGTGGGACCAGCGGCGGTGTGTTTGTCGGCTTACGCGATAGCGGCGACAACGGATGCCCTGCAGCCAGTTACCAGCAATCAGCCGGCTCGGAAGGTGTCACTGGATATGATATAGGCGATGCCGGTAACGGCCATGCCTATTACAAAGGGCAGTCAACCCCCAAAGCCCTGCTCTCCGGTTATACCTCGGGAGCTCCGCTTACGGTAGACACCGGGGACCATACCTCGGCCGAAGTGACCAAGCATATTGTTCTGCAATGGAAGATCGCCACGGATGCAACCAGGGGCCTGCAGTCGGCCGAAACTATAACTTGGCTGTATGACGAGATTTAATTATGGAATTGAAATACCACTGGGAAGTCGTGCTTGCCGATGGCAAAACAATACAGCAGGTTGATAACGATGGTATTGAGCACCTGTGGAAAGAAGTCCCTATCGGTGAGATCCGCATCTTTCGCTGGAAAGCAATAGGCGATGGCTTCGTAGACCACCAGTGGGAAATTCAGCCGGGCGATACGGTGGAACCCTTCAGACGCAACGGCGTGCAGCTCAAGCTTGGCGAACAGATCGGTCCGTTCACGGTTTCCTATAACGTCAAGATAAACAACTGGCTATATACTATTCACTCTGACGGCAGATATGAAACAAAAGAAGTATGACTACACTAAAGAAAACATCGACAAGGTTATCAGATGCCGTCAGATTATAGACGATTGTCGAGACTATAAACACAAGGTCCGCGAAGAACTGCAGGTCACAGATCCCACCCTGATGCAAGCGCAGTTCATCAGCGCCACCACCAATCGTGATTCTCAATTGATAGCCGAGGGCTTCAATACTCTTACCGAGTTCCAAGAATTCAACGAGGACATGTGCCTGCTGGCTATCCAGGAAACCATCCCCCTGGAATCTACCTGCGATAACTGCGAAGGATATGATGGCCCGGCGCCCTGCTCAGTAACCTGCGGCAGTGGCGCCTATGCTATTTCCTGGACCGGCAGCGAAAAGGATTATGAGAATTTTTGGATATTTGCCCTGGCAGTATGGCGCATGTACCAGTTCGATGATAAAGGGAATTACTCACAGGTCAACGAATACGGCAATGTGATCTCTGCCACTGCGGGTAATCTCAAAGACGGGGTGTTCGGGATATGTCCCCCTGGGCGCGGCTTCATTCACAAGTTCAAGAGCATGCCGCCCTTTGATTTGAAATGGTAAGAACATGTCTACCGAAATACTACGTCCTAATTCAGATGATTTCGCACAGTTGAATCGAAGCACAGGCTCGTACAATTATGCCTGTGTTGACGAAGCAACTAAAGACGAAGCTGATTATGTTAGTGCGTTAAGTGTCAGCGCTGAAGTCGTTGGGCTTACCGATCGCTACGGAATGCCAAACAGTGCTATTGGCGAAGGTCCGATTAGCAGCGTTGTAATAAAAGCTTACGCTAAATATACAGGATTATCTGCCACACTAAATTTAAAGTTTCATATAGGCGGGAGTTACTACGCCGGCTCTGATCAAAATCTTACTACCTCAACTGCATTATATACAAGAACTGCCGCAACTAATCCTGCTACAGGTGTTGCATGGACATGGAGTGATATTGACGCACTCATCCCTGCTTTTTATCTGGCTCCTGTTAGTGATAGCAAAACGCCCACAACTGCCATCATTTATCAGGTATGGGTAGAAGTAAACTACACAGAGGTATCACACAACAGCAAGACATATACCCTTGATGGCACAATCCAAAAGAAAGGCGCTACCAAAACATTCACTATCGATGGCGCTGTCATGAAAACAGATAGCAAAACATATACGCTTGACGGGGCTCTGCAAAAGCTCGGAGCTGTCAAGGCATTCGATATTGACGGAGCTATCATTTCCAGATCAATAGCTGAATTTGAAATAGACGGCGCCCTGGTTGAAACAGCGAGTAAAACATTCGATATCGATGGCAACATTATCCTGCGATCGACAATTGACTTTGAGGCAGACGGAATACTCAAAGGACCCGAGAAGCCATTCTCTGCGGATGGTTGCATCGTAGATACCGACAGCAAAAGCTTTGACGTCGACGGCCTGATTGTTACCAGGTCACAAGCTGATCTCGATGTAGATGGCTATATATCACAAGAGCTTTCAAAGGAAATCACTATCGATGGCATCATAGTTTCCAGGGATAACAAGGACCTTGATATCGATGGTGTTATTGTAAGCCGTGCTGAGAAGAGCTTTACGATCGATGGACACCTGTCACAGGACAACGTAGTAAAAACGATAGACCTTGATGGCAGGATCGGTGCGCCTCTAAAATCAGTCGTAGTAGATACAACACCGCATATTAAAATCGTATTCAAGGAAAAAGATGGCTAACGAATTTAAACATAAATCTGTAGGCGATGAGCTAAGTCGGGCCAACTGGGAAAACAAGGATACTCATTGCACAGGTAATGACGAGAAAGGCGATATCCTGATATTCAATGGTGTTAATTGGGTTGGCTTGCCTCATGGTATATTAGGGCAAATACTTCAGTCGGGAGGACACGGAGAGCTCCCTTCTTTTGTAACTCCGCCAGTGGCTATGCAATCCAAAATCATAGCCAGCACACGAGTTTTAACTGCAGCATCCGGCGATGTTTCATATACAGGCGTTGGCTTCCAACCATCAGTAATAATTGCGTTTTCTGCTGACCCTGTGAATAGTTGGCATGGAATCGGATTCTCTGATTCTGCTAAAAATTGTTATAGCATGATTTGGTATGGTCAATATAATGCAGGACAAATGTCCGCAGTTCTGATTAATGCTTACGAGGGTAGCGGCGCATGGCAGACATGTATCGTTAAATCTTACGATGCTGATGGGTTTACCTTAACCTGGACCAAAACAGGTTCACCAACAGGTACGCCTTCATTATATTTTTTGTGCTTGAAGTAGGAGAGTAATGCCATTCCCGATTATGTTTCCGTATACATTTCCAATCGGGCCACTATTTCAAATAGATGGCATGATCGGCTGGCCGCTGGAAAGCGTGGAGTGCATGCTGTCACCGTATACCAGAGTTGAATTTATAAACGAGAGGGACATAGATATGGACATATATTATCCCGGCAGCGCGGTTAACGTTCGCTTCAAATGCTACGACAATGAGGGCCGCTTGATCGATCCCGATACGGTAGCTGTATCTATCTATGACCCGACTAAAAAGAAGATCGTGGATGCTGCCGGATGCACCAAGTTGTCCGAGGGATACTACAAGTACACTGATTTGGTTCTCGGCAGTATACATATCGCGGGAATATGGATAGCCTTGCCCGAGATTACCGATAGCGATATTAAAACAGTAACGCCTGCGTATGAATTTGAATACAGGAAGGTGGAATAATGTCGAACATAAGCCTTGCCACATTAGAGGTCAAGGTTGCGCGGCATACCAGCTTCTATGAAAGCGTCCTGGTAACAACGGACGGCGATGCCGGCGGCAAGGATTTCATATCTACATCACTGGCCAAGTACGAGGATGGATCTTTGGCCGGCAAGTGGTACAGGATAACGCAAAGCACCACGGTCAAGACCGGCGTGATCAAAAACAATTTCAGCGAAGAGGGCAAGATCACCCTCTATGATGCATTTGGAGCTGCCATAGTTGAAGGATCCACCGTGCAGCTCTTCAGCTTCGATCCGGCCATCATTGCCGAGTGTATCAATGATGCCATCGAAATGTCATACCCCGAGCTGAGCAAGGCCTATGACGACAGGGCCACTACCACGCCGACCACGGCGCCTTATTACTGCACAATACCCACTGGTATAAAACGTGTCCAGAGGGTCGAGGTTGGCTTTGATTCAACCGACCAGGGCAACTGGCTACCCCTGGACTTCGAAGAGGTTTTCTCAGGCACGCCGCTGGTAAAAAAGCTCAAGCTTATCAACTACCAGTACCAGGGATCCATGCTGCGCATCGCCGGTGTGGGTGTGATCGGCGCGTACACTACCTTGGCCAGCACGCTGGATATCCCCGAGGAGTGGGTGCGGCCGCTGGTACTCGGCGCCTGTTATAACCTGTATACCCGCCTTGCTTCCGGCCTGTCGAACAACGATAGCAAGGAAGCTGATGTCATAGCTACCAAGTTCAACAAGGAATATATGCTGCAGAAAGCAATCAGGGCTACGGCTCATTTCAACGATTCAGCTCAAAAGCAGTTCGAGGTAATCAGTGAAGGATGATATCGAGCTGGTTTATAAAGGCCAGACTATACCGCTGCACCTGGGCAAGGATCCTGACACCGGCCTGCGCAAATTCCAGGCGTCCGATGCCAAGATCATGTCGCCCATGCAGACAACAGACCGGCCGGTAGAGGCACGGATCCCGTATCTCAAGGAAGTCAACTTATTTCAAACCACATACCATGGCGGCTGCGGCCAGAAGTACCAGACCGACTTGACCAGGTATTACGACAGCGAGGGCGCTGACGCTTCGGTGCTGAATAAGGTCATGCAGGGGCCCAAGATCGTCAAGAACGCCATGGCCGAAGGGCATACTCTGACCGCTGCCGGCGTCAAGGGTATCAACTTCCTGGGCGACTTCTATGTAGCCTGGGGACATTACCTGTGGAAATGGACTGCAAGCGGCTTCGATGATCCGCTGGACTGCGGTGATGATATCACCGATATATGCGTGTGGGGTGATTACCTGATCATCGCCCGGGGCCTGGCCGCTGTCTATAAATACTGGGACGGATCCACTCTTACCGAATCAAACCTGTCTAAGCCTATCCAATTTTGCCAGACCATAGTAGATGTGCTGTGGGCCAGCGTCAGCGCTTATGAAGTGGCCAGCTCTACCAACCCGCTCAACGGCGGGTCCTGGGAAACAGCTACCACTGTAGGAAATACCAGCGTTACCATCACCGGGATCCTTGAGCATCCGGATAGTGTATATGTCGGGACAGAGGAAATGCCGTACTACATCGATGATGATGGTACGGTAGATCCGATGGACCATGTTTTTCACTGTTACAAGAGCGCGTACACCGGCAGGAATATGTTCTGCCATAACGGATTTATCTATATCCCCGCGGGAAACGGTGGGCTCTATGAATATGATACAGCCGACAGCATAACCAATCGGCTCTCTCCTGATATTTACTGCGGCAATATCGGCGCGCACCTGGGAAATATCCTTGCCATGGCCGGGGATGATCAATATCTCTATGCCATCATCGATAATGGCACAACAATCGATATCATGCGCGGCCGGTGGGAAATGATAAAAGACAGCGCAACCTGGGTATGGCATCCTATTGGCAGTATCACCGGCCTGACTGATTCAAGCGGCAACTGCAACCATGCCTATATCAGTAACCTGGCCGGATCCCTGCGGCTGTGGATTATCTGCAACAATGCAGCCGATGGGATCTATTACATGCACATACCGACCATATATTCCAGTCCGGATCTGGATACCGATTTCCTGTTTAATGGCAATTCAACATTTTATACAAGCTGGATCCGCGGAGATAACCCGGATACCAACAAGCGCTTCTATCGCCTGGGGATTCGCAACACCGATACCACAGCCACTTATCCGATTGCCGTGTACTACCGCACAGTAGAGGACGGCGCATGGACGCTGCTAACCACGCTGACCAGCGATGGATACACGCAAGTCAACTTCCCGGACAATACCTATGGGTATATGATTCAGTTCAAAATACTGATGGAATCTACGTCCTATACCAGCTCACCGGTCCTGGAATCTCTCAGCCTGTACTTTGCTGAGTATGCTTCACTGCAGGAAACTGAGCAACGTTACACCATTAACGAGCGCTATGAGTTCCGGGTATGGGGCGGGTCCGATACCTTTTGGGAACACGCTGATTATGCCGATACCAAGAAAGCCTACTTCTCCATATCCCTGCATACGTTCGGTGTCGACATCGATCATAAGGTAACCATCAAGTACAGGCTCAGCCATGAGGCTTTCTGGCGCACGCTGGACCAGCGCTGCGATACTTCTCCCTGGCAGACAATATCGTTCCCTGTCGACACGGTGAGCAATATCATTTACCTGGACTTCGAGATTGAGGACAGCGCAGCTTCGCAACTTCTCACCTATGTAATCAACGGCAAGCTCATGCCTGATAAACAGAAGCAATTCACGTTTTCCGCGCACCTGTCGGATATGCATCCCTCTACCACAGGCGCGCTCATTCAAGAGAATGTTAAACGGAAGCTGGCCCTGCTGCGCGAGATCGATAACAGCAAGTGGCCGGTGTTACTCAAGACCTTTGCAGGACATGAATGCTATGTAACTATTGATTCAATACACGAGTTGACAATGGCCACAGGACCGCACAAGTCCTTTGAATATTGGGCAACGATCAACTGCACGGAGCAAAAAGGAGTTTAACATGAGGAGTATCCGATGGACAATATGGGAAATACTGCCGCTATCATTGCTTCTCTGCTCGCTGTTATTGCTATGCTCATCGTGGTTATCCGGTGGATTCTCGACAGCAGGAAAAACGGAAACAAAGGCAACGATACCAGCATCGTGCAATCACGCGAATGTTATGAGCAGCACCTGGCTATCGAAGGCAAGATAAAGGATCTGACAAAGGACGTATCTCTGGTAAATTCAAAACTCGATCATATCATTAACACAGGAGGGCAACATGGCTAAACTCACAGCGGAACAGCGTAAGAAGCTTCCGAAGTCCAGCTTTGCTGTACCCGGCAAGGCGCCGGCATCCGGGAGCTACCCTGTCAATGACCGCAACCATGCAAAGGCAGCGCTCAGTATGTCAGCCAGGCATGGCACGCCCGCAGAGAAAGCTGCGGTCAAGGCAAAGGTTAAGGGTAAATTCCCTGGCATGCTGAAGGACAAAGCCAAAGGCAAGTCCCCTTTCATAGCTAATCGCAAGCGTTAGACCTTGTGACCTGGCTTAGAATGAAAGAAAAGACACAGGAGGATTTTACTATGGACACTAACCCGCTGGATGGTTACAAGAAAATAATCGTTACCATCCTTTCCCTCATTGCAGGATCCCTGGGCCTGTTCATCACCGACCCGGCTAAAGCTCAGACGATCGGTCAGTTCCTGATCGATGTTCTCGGGCCTGTCTGTATTACCCTGGTTGGTGTGATCTATACCGTAGTCCAGGGGAACATCGACAAAGAGAAGGCCAAGACGGTCGCAACAGAGGCTAAGGCAAAGGCCGCAATAGCCCGATCTGAATCCCCAAAAGCTGAGAGCGCATCGGTACAGCAGCCTGCCGTTGCGCAGTCCACCCCGGCTGCAGCGCCGAAGGTTGAAGAGCCTGTTGCTCTCTATACCTATGCTGACGTCAACAACATCTATGCTGAGCTCAAGAAAAAGTACGGCGATGATGAATTAGCCATCGCCTATGCGTTCTACCGCGAGGCTCAGATGTTTAACCTGGCCTCGGTCCAGCCGAAGTCCCGGCTAAAGCAGGCTACCGAATTTATCCAGATGGCACAACTGCTATTCTTTGCAGCGTTCAAGTGGTATACCAAACTGGAATGCCCACCGCTGGCTGAGTTCGCCAACACACCAAAACTCATGGCTCGGATCAAGAATGATTACGAGAAAGCCAACAACCTCGTCTGCTCGAATAAGGCCTATGATGAGATCAAGCAACTGATTGGCTTTATCAACGACTTCATTCAGCTCAACAACGGCCTTGAGCTTATCGGTGCCCAGGTGGACCTGGACTGGAAGGATCTACCGGTCGGGTACAACCCATACAGCGTGGGGATCTACGCCGGGTCGCTGGTGAAATTCGACTAACTTTAGCTTCAAATGTGACAACCTGTGACAAAATGTGACAATGTGTGACAAAGATGTGACAGGTTGTGACAAGACAGAAATTGGCAGGCCCGGCCTGGGTGATCCCCGGACCGGGCCGCTTCCTTTATAGCAGAGCTATGCGATATTATAGACAGAGTGGAGAATAAAATTCAAATGAGCTTTCTGCAACCGATTCGTAACGGAGATCAATTAGGCGTTGTGCTAAACTACCGTGGGCAATCCATCTACTTCTACTTTAATGATGAGGCATGCGCCCGGGAATTTTATTCGCAATTCAAGAAGATGCTGGATTCAAAACATCCGGAGCTGATATGGCACAAAGGGCTCAACGACGCCGTTGCCAATGCGGTCAAAGGATTCGGGTCTGGAATAGATCTTGACCAGGTGGACAAGGGATGAGGTTACGTTACTGAAATAGACAGCCTGGTCCTTTACATTTCGCCAGCTCTTATTACGCTCTATATGAGCGAAACGCTCCCGGGAAAGCTCGATAGTGGACCCATCCTTGAAATACATAGCAATGTGCTTCCCCTTCATTTCCTTGGCCAGCCAGCCTCGGCTGCGCATCATGGTATTGCAATCCCCACACAGGGTCCAGTCCTTATGGACAAAGCCCCGGTTATCCCGCTGGACAATCTCGCCACGGTATTCGTACTGGCCGCCAAGCACTATCGTGCAGGCAACACAGTTACACTCTTGTCTCACTATCACAGAGCTTGTCATTGAACGAGATAAACTTCCCCGAGACTATATTAAATGTTGCTGAGCATGAATGGCAGAAGATAACCGTGGGTTTCGACATGGTGGTAAGATCTGTGGTCCCGCCGCAATTAACGCATGGGCAGAATATTTTCTGCGGCTGCAGGACACGGTTTGATTTCCTTAACACTCTTGGCATATCGGTGGTCCATCCGTCCATCTGAAATTCATGGACGCTATGTAATCGAGTATATGCACCTGGTTCATTAGCTCCGCTGCAAGCTGGCGTGACATCTGGATCCGTGCCTTGCCCTTGTCACATATCAGGTTCTTATGTACCACTACGCCGAACAGCCGGCAGAGCATAGGTCTGACCTCATAGATAGAGCAACGGCCTTGCTGAACATACGGGCATTGCATCTGCATGAGATCAGCAGTATTGCTGACATTTATCTTGAGCATGTGCCGGCCCTGCGCGGCTAACCACTGACCTATATTGTGCTGCTCGGCCGGCCCCCATGGGACCGGTCCGCAGCATTCACAGCATCCTTCCGGGCAATTGCGGTATGGTACCTGGGCATACAGCTTTTCGAGTTCCTTAATCACTGATAGCCTCGCACTTATACGAGCCACCAAAGCCAAGCATCGCCTTGTACTCCGTGGTTTTGATAATCACTTCGTCCTTTCCCTTGTCCTCGAAAACGGTAAACCAGCCACTCAATGCGAAAAGCTGGGTTTGCCACACTTGCTTGCGTTTGTCGAATACAATACGAATAGCCTGGACCTGTTTGAATGGGATATAACATGTGTGAATGCCGATGTTGAGTTCAAGATGATCCATTTTTCTTATTACCTCTCCCACCAGATTTTCCCATGTCCGAGTAACCTTTGATCCCGATCTTGGATAGGGTGGCCTCGCCACCTTTCTTACCCCCGGCCTCTCCCCCGGCCGATGCCAGCCGCTTGTAGTAATCATCGTCCTGCAGCGGTTGTTGACAGTAAGGGCAGGTAGGTACACCAAAGTCCGCGACCTTTATAAATAACTCAGGCTTGCCATGCGTTACTACAAAGATCAGATCAGGGAATGCTTGAAAGATCTTGAGGATCGTATCTCCGCTCAATCTCTTCCCCCTCGTGCCGTGCTTGATAGATCGCCAGCTTACAGTTGATATCCCGATTAACCTGGCAAACGCAACGTCTGTTAACCCGAGGATATCTTGCTTGTGAAGAAGTTTTTTGGTTAGTGCAGCGAGCATTTGTGTCATATCTTTTACATAGTAATACGGTAGTACCATCTTGTCAATAGATATTTTTAAGAAAAGTTTTAGGCGTATGGACTTGACAAAAATGATACAGTAGTATTACATTAGTTAAACGTAGTAACTTGTGGGATAAAAAAGTGGAAGGGTTAAAACCAATCGGTGATTACATCAGAGCCAAGCGTAAAGAGCGTGGCCTCAGTCAGTTGGAGCTGGCTGCCCTGGTCGGCGTAAGCCGTGGGTATATTGCTCAATTGGAGAGCAATGAGCAGCGCAATCCATCAAACAAAATTATTCAAGCGCTTGCCAAAGCGTTAAAGGTGCCGGTCTATGAGTTGTTGCGGGAGGCTGGTATGGTGCAGAACATAGTGAAAGCCCGATCGCTAACTTCCGTTTTAAATCAATTGAAACAGGCGCTCCCTATCGAAGTTCCTGTTTATGATTTTGTGACAAACGAAATTATAGGAAGCGCATATGCTTCAAAGGATGGGTTTTCAGATGGATTACTCGCCTACACCTGTACCAGTGCAACAGCAGATCCCTCTATTAACAAAGGAGAATACACTGCTAATTGGCCCGGATGCAAGGACAATGACATCGTATTTATCAATACCAGCTCTGTGCCTAATCCTGCGGATATTGTATTGCTCCGAAAGGATAATAGGATGCACTTTGCACGATGGGGATCACTACGAAACACACCTATACTTGGAGTTGTTCAATCACTAACGACGAAACTGCAAGTAACATAATTAAACAGGGGTGATCAGATTTTAGATGGTAGGCGGAACAGTTTTTCAACCCACCGACTTTTAATCAGTGGGTCACAGGTTCGAATCCTGTACGGCCTATAAACCCATCGTAAGCCCACCAAAATCAGCAGTCAAAAACAATTTTATGGAAGCCAAGAAACAGAATCAACCGAAGACACTGACAGGAAAAATAACTGTGTCACAAGCGATGGAAGAATTCACGATGGATTTACGTATGAAGCGCAGGACAGTGCGCACCATAGAATACTACGGTGAAGCTTTCACGGTTTTTAATAGTGTACCTCAGCCGCTGCACATCCGTGATGTTACCGAGGCAGACATACGCAAGGTACTGCTTACAAAGATTAACGCGCCTTACGTGTACTTCGGAACGTACAGGGCGCTCAAGGCTTTCTTCCGCTGGTTGCTAAGACGGCATGTTATTGACAGTAACCCGATAGAGTTTATTGACAAGCCCAGGATGGACGACCGCATTATTCCGACAGTGCCGGCAAAAGAATTCCGGCTGCTGCTCAATACGTGCGACGATACCTATATGGGTATCCGGGACCGGGCGATCATCATGGTACTGTACGACTGCGGCCTGCGGCGCAGCGAGCTTACATCCATGCTGATCTCAAACATTAACATGGGCAAGGCCATCGTCCGCTTTCAAGGAAAGGGCGGGAAGTGGCGCATTGTCCATTTCGGTGAGAATACCAGGGATGCTCTATGGGCCTGGCTTGGACAGCATACTCGTAAGCATGATGAGCTCTGGCTTACGGACTGGCGTAAACCTATAGGCTACACCGGCATCGCGCAAATGCTCGAACGCCGCTGCCGGCAGGCAGGCATCCCTGTGTATTCCCCGCACAAGTGGCGGCATACCAACGCCATCGAAATGCTGACGGACGGCATGCCTATTGTTGCGGTCCAGCACCACCTGGGCCACACCAGGGTGAGCACCACGGAGATTTACCTGCGCAATATCAAGCCGCAGTATTGGATAGACGAGCATACCAAGCATAGCCCCGGTGATAAGGAGTGAGGAGATGGACCTAAAATGCTCTGCTTGTAACTGCGTGCTGGCCCCGGATTCAACCAGGTGCCCGAACTGCGGACTGGATTATGCGGCGCCGGGATCTGCCGGCGTGCCCAGGATAAAATGTGACCTGGCCGTAGGGAAGATAAGCTATGTGGTAGACTGCATGTACCACGGCAGGATAGTAATCAAGGCGAAGGTGGCGGATCAGCCGAAGCACTGTCCTTTCTGTTGAACTGCTTTTGCTGCAGCCATACCTCAGCAACGCCTTTGGCTGCTGCTTTCCAGCGTGGTATCGCATCCTGATGTATGTCAATCAAGGTTGTGAGCTTTTTCATTTTCATGTATTTGTAGAGCTGGCCATCATGCACGATCGTGGCATTCATAGGATACCTTGGTTTATTATCAGCCTTTGTTAGATCGATATGCTGAGGCTTCCAAAGTTGCCACCATTTACGGAAAGGATTTTTAATCTTCAAACTCAAACTCCCCGCTTTCTACCCGGCTTTTTTAATTCACATGGGCCCCATCCATCCGGGATAGGTACGTTGTCCAATGCCATCTGCGCCAGCTCTATCGCTTGATTACCTTTGAATGGCAGCCCATGGAATTTTGCAAAGTAAGTATCCAGCCGGGTATTCTCCTCGGGTGATAAGCCCTCACCTCGATGATGCTCAAGGCCCTGCTCGTCAATATAAGTCAGGCCCATGAACGGACACATATCAATTACTTTCTTCATTTCGTATTACTTACCTCATTCATGGCCCGCCGATGAGCTACTATTAATTTAACGTGATATTGAAATGCTAACAGGGCATGGTAGAGCGCAGTCCAGTCTTCCTTTGTAAGTTCATTATTGTAGCTACGATGCC